GGTAACCATGGCATTAGATCAGAAAGACCCCAACCGCATACACCAGAAATTCCAAATGAAAAATAGAAATAAATCTCTATTTAACACAAAGAAATTCCCGGAAAAATACAACTGGGTATCGGGCTCAAAAACACAGTCCGAGACAAGACAAAATAAAAACATCTTACCTCATCGTATGCTTAAAACCGTCATACCAGAGATATTTCCTGATTTAGAAATCCAGAAGGAGATACTAGAGAAGTCAGAATATGCACTTCATCTTGAATCAACTAAAGGGCCCGAGTTTGCTATTAATTACTTAAAAGCAACGAAGGCTTGTGTTTGGACATTACTGTCCAAAGACAAATTTGTAAATCCAGGTTACGCGAAGATTAGTATTGGATTAGATAAAACTGGTTGGCCCAAATGGTTGGGACCTCGGCTTAAGCGCAAGGTCTTAGTCAATCGGGACATCCAGGCAATTAGAGCTGTAATGACTATAATAGCCACACAGAAACTAATTACATATCATTCCAAAACGACACTTTCATCCATAACGAAAGATACCGGTCTAAAGAATTCCAACAATTTAATGTTGCGAAAACCCGTTGACAGGATCATCCGTAGACTTGGTAAAAGATTCATCAGAAGACCTCAAATGAAGTCTAATGTTCTATCGGTAGATGAATCACAGATACTTGATAATCGGGCCAAACTCGAAAATTCGTTTGAGCCCCACTATAAGTGGTCTATGAAGTCATCACCAAATGGAATCAGTTTCTTCTCACTACTTATTGATATCGTAGCGATTAGAATGGACGGAACTTTGTTCAAGTTAATCAACTGGTCTCGTACCTATTATGATACTGAGACCGTGAATAACTGGTTCGATGAAGCGGTTGGATACTATTCAGATTTGCGAGTGCCGAGCTTTCCCGTATCCACGGGGAAGATATCAGCAACTCAAGAATCTGGGAAAACAAAACCCAGAATCTTTGCCATTGTAGACACCATAACTCAAACCTTACTTAGTGATTTTCATGACGATCTAATGGGATTATTAAAAACAATTCCAGAAGACTGTACATTTAATCACGGTAAAGTGAGAGAAATGGCTGCCTATCATCACGGACTAGCACAACCTTTTTACGGTTATGCTGATCTTAGTGATGCAACGGACTCAATTCCAATTAGCGTCTATCGCGACATAGGAAATCTATTACGACCAAACCTTGGGACGACGTGGGTAGAACTATTTACTCGCTCATTCAGTCTCAGTAAGTCTGTCAAATCTCACATGGACAAAAATACAATTCAATTGTTAGGAGATTCTGTTACCTACAACACCGGACAACCAATGGGTGCGTTATCAAGTTGGCCATTTATGGCCTTGTTGCAACACATTCTTATTTGGAATGCGTTCGGTTCCAGAAAATCCGCAAAAGGAAAGTACCTTGTTCTTGGAGATGACATCGTCATCTTTGACGAAAAGGCTTATAAAAAGTACTTATCTTTTCTTGATCAACTTAGAGTTCCTTATACCAATGATTTTTCAAC